AAATCGATTTTTTGCGTTTACGGAAATAACTGGAGAATAACATGAGCCAGAAACGGCGGTCAGACAAAAACAGCACGACGGCGGTGGTCGAAGGGTTTCAAGGTGCGACAGCAAATGTGCCTCTGCCGCAAGGTGTCATATTGCGCAGCGATGAGGAATTGATTATTTGGGACCAGTTCACGCGCGCGCGCGCCAGCGAGGATTGGCGCGACATGGACCTACTGTTGCTTGCCAAGGTCGTTAGGATGGAAGCGGACATCCGCCAGCACCAGGAAACCTTGGACAAGTCTGGCGTGCTGATCCAGAATAAGCGCGGGACGCTGGTTCCCAACCCGCTGCTCTCGGTGGTTGATACGTTGGAGCGCAGGCAGATGGCCGTGATCCGATCGATGTCGCTGAACCAACTTGCGTCGGACCCCAGAACCATCAATGCTACAGGGCAGGCGACAAACGACAGCCGGTCTGTCATGGGGCTACTGTCGCACAATGATTTGATCGCAATGCCGCAACGGAGCAACTGATGCAATTTCACGAACACAAATGCCTAAAAACCCCTGTGGACGCAAACAGCACGTGCCAACTACAACGCAGCGCAAAAGGGGGGTCAATTAATTCGTTCCGCGTTACGAATTATATTGCAATGCGTAACGCGGAACGGTAGTGTATTCCTACGGGCGGCGATGGTCGCAGCCCACGGGAGAGACAAAATGGAAAAAGTTTACACAATCACAAAAACTGAGCGGATTTCAGGGATCGTTTTGGAGGTCTGGAATTCAACAGAATCTGAATTGCGCAATGACTGTGGACGGATGGCCGACAAATTGATTGAAACTGGCGCTGCGTATATTCCCGGATGGGGCATTGATTACACAGCTGTATCAGCCTGAACAAACCAATTTATCCGACGGAGACAACACAATGACCGACAACGCACAACTGACCGCATATGTGGAACGCCGGGAGCGGCTGGAATCAGTTAAAACCGACGCGGCTGACGACATCAAAGAACTAAACGCAGAAGTCAAATCGTTTGGCTACGACCTGCCGACGTTTAACGCAGTAATTGCCCGCCGCAAGAAGGACCGGGACGCTGTGGCAGAGGCTGATGCGTTGCTGGACATGTATGAAACCGCAATTGCAGGGGGAAACTAAACATGCTTAACGCAGTAATTGCAGGCAACATTGGCGCGGACGCCGTGGTGCGCAACGCAGGGCAGACAACCGTGACCGGCTTTAACGTCGCAGTTGAACAGCGCGTCAAGGATGGAAAAAAAACGCAGTGGATCGGATGTTCGATGTGGGGCAAGCGCGGCGAGACGCTGGCGCAATATCTGACAAAGGGCAGCAAGGTTTGCGTGTCTGGCGAATTGCAGACCCGGGAACACGACGGCAAGACGTATCTAGAGATGAACGTTCAGGACGTAACCTTGATGGGCGGCAAGCCTGACAACGGCGGCGGTTCTGGCGGCGGATACGATCAAGGCAATGGCGGCGGGCAGTCGTCTGGTGGCAACAGCGGCAGACGTCAAGATAGCGCGGACCTCGACGATTTGCCATTTTAATCTATTGCATATCTAGCTGACGTATGCGACAAAGAAGGGGCCGGGCAGGATCGTCAAATCCACAGTCCCGGCCCTAATCATGAACGGTGGGAGAACCGCAATGACTGACAACAACATAACAGAAAACAAAGCAAAGGCGCAAGTGTTTGGCAACATCGCCACAGCCCTAGCATCTGCGCAGGCAAAGATGGGCAAGGCTTTGAAGTCTGCAAACAACCCGCATTTTAAAAGCAAATATGCAGACCTCGCCAGCGTTACTGAGGCATGCATGCCCGCTTTGAATGAAGCCGGCATAGCTGTGATTCAGCCGACCGGCGAAGATGAAACGGGCCGCTACGTTGAGACCATGCTAATTCACGGCCCTAGCGGCGAAGTCCTGAAATGCCGCGTCCCGCTGATCGTGCAAAAAAACGACATGCAGGGCTATGGATCGGCAGTGACATACGCGCGCCGATATGGGCTTATGAGCATGTCAGGCGTTGCCCCAGAGGACGACGACGGCAATGCAGCTGCAAAGTCACCGCCTCGCCAGCAAGCCCATAAAGAGCCGGTTGCAGGCGCAGTGGCAGAGGCGACGGCCATGTTGTTTGGCGCTGACGACCTCGACGACCTCAAGCGGATATGGACAAACGTTCCAAAGGACGTGCAGGCATCGCAGGCGGTTATGAACGCCAAGGACGCTCGCAAGGCTGAGATTGCGCTTCTTGCAAAGATTGATGCGACTGGCGTAGGGGAAAATCAGTGACCGACACAGTAGAAAGTCTTAACGCAGCCCTTGCAAATTTAAACTTGAAATTAAAAAGCGCGCAGGCGTTTAAGGAAAGCTACCAACTGCACAACATATCAATGAACAAAAAGGTAATTGAACAGCGCAAACTAATCTTAGCATTGAAAGAAGATATTAAGAGACTTGAAACGAAGGCGGCAAAATGACCGATACAAACACCCGCGCAGTGATTGGCGGAAACAGCCCGCCCGATCCAATCGAAGTTTTGACAGCGCAATATGATGACATAATCAGCGAGGCGCAAAACTGGTCTGACGGCGAAAGCGTTACGGACGAAGCGCAGATGAACGCGGTTGATGAACTTATTAAGGGGTTCAAAACATACCGCGCCGATCTGACTAAGGCGGCAAAAGAGCGAACCGACCCGCTTCACAAGGCGTGGAAATCTGAGGTTGCCGCAGTCAAGGTTTACACAGACGACGCTGACCTGCTGCAACGAACGCTTGTCGCTGCGGTTGCGCCATTTAAGGCCAAACTGGCGGCGGAAAAGGAAGCGGCACGCAAGGCGGCATGGCAGGCGGCGCAATATGCTGAACGCGAAGCCAACGCAAAGGCTGCAGCAGCGGACACGGCGAACATCGAATCCCAGCGCGAGGCGGCACAAGCGCAAGCGGCGGCAATGGAGGCCCGCAAGACGGCCAGCGCCGCGCAAAAGGACACCGTGAAGGGGATGCGAACTGTCCATTATCACGACATCGCAGACATGCGGGCGTTGGTGAACTGGATTGCGACAAACGACAAGCCAGCTATGGCCGCGTTTGCAGAGGCCTATGCTGCGCGCAATCACAAGGATATTCCTGACGCGGTTGTGCGTTCGTGGACGGCTAAGGAAGCGTTTTAATGACCACGCAAACAGGCATAACCCGCGTATTAAGTCGCATTTATGCCTGCGACACATCAGAAGAACTGCGCCGATATTGGGAAACTAATATCGGCGTGACATACAAGCACCTGCCGGAGGTTATCGCAGCCAAGGACCGGCGCAAGGAAACGCTAAAATGAGCGGCCATACAATACGACTTATTGGTGACGCCCAGCGCCGTCTAGCTTGCGACATGATCGGCAAGGCACCGGATATGGCAATTATAACGATCAAGCCTGAAACGCGCAACGCAGACCAAAACGCGCTGATGTGGGTTTTGTTGTCTGACGTATCTAGGGCCAAGCCCGAAGGCCGCAAGTGGGTTCCTGAAACTTGGAAATGTGCATTCATGCAATCGCTGGGCCACCAGTGCCAATTCGCAGACGGTCTAGACGGCAGCGGGCCTTTTCCTGTCGGGTTTAAATCAAGCAGACTATCGGTCAAACATATGGCTGATCTGATAACGGTCATACAGGAGTACGGCGACCGGCACAGCATTGCATGGTCAGAGCAAAAGGAAAGAAAGGCACGATGAAGCGCACCGGGTTTACGAGCAAGCCAAATGCGATGCGCCAGGTGTCCGCAAAGCGCACGGCAAAGCGGGCAAGCGCGCAGGGGCAGGCGGATCTGGCATACATGGGCCAAGTCCGGTCACTGCCATGCATCATCTGCGATACCTACGGGCTAACGCAGCTATCCACGACCACGGCGCACCACTGCATCATGGATCGTGGTGGCAACCGAAAAACGCCAGACTCGGATTGCATTCCACTCTGCGATGGATGCCACCAAGGCAACTTTGACACCAGCAAGATTGCGATCCATCGAGAGCCTAAAAGATGGCGCGCAGCATACGGGCCGGATCACGGCCACATCGAAGCAACACGGCGCATGGTCGCCTATATGACAGGGGGACAGCAATGACTGACAAGACAACCCGCGCGCAGAAGCGCCAGCATCAACGCAAGATGGTCAAGGCGGGATACGTACACGTCGCAGGGTGGTGCATGCCGGACGACGTAGACGCCGCGAAGGCGCGCGTGGCTACTGGCGATCCTGTCCGCGCTGATCGCAATGGAGGATTTGGGGTGACTGACACACGCCGCGCCACCACCTTGCCGGAATGGCTGCAAGTCCAGCCCGCCGACATCCCGCTGTTGATCGCCAACGCCGCACTGTGCCGTGAACATACGCCGCTAGCATTGCGACAAGCCGCCATAGCGCTTGGGGTGCTGGACGCGATAGACGTCGCTTGGACGCCTTGGACGCCATGGAACAAGAAAGGCAAAGCATGACTAAATATCTAGGCTACGTTGCAGGCGGGCAATGCCGCGACACGCATGCACCCGTCGCGAAGGAAGAAGGCAAGCCCGTGCGGGTCAACTGGATCCGCAAGCAGTTCTGGGTTGTCGAGGAACTGCGCCGAATAGGTGTAACCGCATGGTGCGGCAAGCGGATGGAGTTCAAGCGACTTTCGGGCGATCGGGATTGGACCGCGTTTGACGTGCCAGCCCTGCCGAATTACATCGTAATGGACCTAGACGATCACAACTACTTTGCGGCCACGCAGATTGATCACCTGTCCAGCACGCTCATGGCCGTGCCTAAGCGCGATCTGATCGGCGGCGATGGCGTTCTTGGCCTGCAAGGGTTCATGGATGACGCTGACAGCGCGTATAAGGCTGCTCAGCGCATTAACAGCGCCAGCCGCGATGAGGTCACGCAATACAACGAGGGGCAGCGCCTGCGGGCGATTAGCGGGCCGCTTAAGGATATGCTGGTGACGTTCGAGCGGATGGTTGATGCTAACCGGGTTGCGGCAAGGACGGATCGTGGAATGCCGGTCGTGTTCGACGCGTTTGACGTAGAGGGCGCAGGATGATGAACGAAGCAAAAAAGACGATGGAAGCCACTGCCACAGGAGACAAAAAATGAGTGACCATGCCGAAATCTGGCTAGAGCCGAAAGCCGCAGAATACACTGAAGATGGCCGCATGTGGTGCCAGGATCAGGTATGGGACAAAAGCGACGGCAAGGCGCAACGCTACGTCCGCGCCGATCTGCACGACGCCGCACAGGCAGAGATTGAACAGCTGCGGGCAGCGTTGACCGCAATGGTTGATGCAGAAGTTGATTACATGATGATCAACGATCTTGGCGATCCCGAAATGCAGCACAATGTGAAGATTGCACGCGCCGCCCTTGCGCAGGATGCAATCGAATGACCGCCGCCGAGCGCAACCGCCGCAAGCGCCGCCTAGAGGCCGCAGGGTTTAAAGCGCTACCTACGGGGTGGGTGCCAGTGGCATACGCTGCAAAGGTAGCCGCCCAGGTTGAGGCATACGCCGCTGACGTAGACGCCGCAGCCGCCAAGGCCTTGCCACTGGGGCGACCGAAGGCAAAACAAGGAATCACAGAATGACAGACCAAGAGCACGCAGACAAAATCAATCAAGCCGTTGCCGATCTGAACAAAGCAATACGAGGGGCCTCCCAAAATGGGCTGGGCGTATCGTTTTCAACCCTTAGTTATTCACCAATTCTTTGCCCTAGCTGCTGCGTCGTTCGGGTGGAGATTACCCGAAAGATATGACCATCTTGCGCACCCTGTCCGCTTGTGGTATTATCGCCGCATTCGCGCCCATATAGGGTATAAGTTGCGGCGGACCGGGACTACCCAGCCGCGCAGTGCAGTGATGCTAGATAGGCAAAAGCCAAACGAGCGTTACGGGATAATTCCGTCTTAAAGCGCGATTAAGCTATTCTAGCGCGGTGGGGAAGTAGCATCCCGCTTGGTTCATACCCAAGAGAGCACAGGTGCAAATCCTGTCTGCGCAACCAAATAACACCCCCCAGGCCTCTCGACGATGCTCAATACCGGGGGCTTACTGACGACCAATGGGCGGGATGCCTTAACGATAGCAAAGGCGGGACGCCTGATGGCCATGACGCCAAAGCAAGCAAGGTTTGTTGAAGAATACCTAGTTGACCTGAACGCGACACAGGCCGCAATTCGTGCTGGATACAGCGCAAAGACCGCAAGATTCGTTGGGTGCGAAAACCTATCAAAACCCTACATAGCCGAAGCAATAGCCTCTGCGCAGTCGGAAAGATCGGCACGCACTGAGATAACGCAAGATTATGTCTTGGGTATTATCAAGGAAGCAATTGGCCTTTCGCGATCGACTGACAATGTGATGGGATTTTACAAGGGCGCTGAGCTACTCGGCAAGCACCTTGGCATGTTTAACGGAGACACCGCACCGGACGCTGGACACATAACAGTTGTGATCAAGCGCGATTAATCGTATGTTGACGATATGGACAATCACTTAGCTTATAAAAAACTTGTGGACGCCTTCACGGCGAGGTCTTTGACTGAACGCACTGAAATGCACCACATTGTGCCAAGAAGCCTTGGCGGCGGTAACGAGCCGACCAATATTGTCAGGCTCACACCAAAGGCGCACTTTGTAGCCCACAGGTTGCTGGCAAGAATCCACGGCGGTAAGATGTGGGCGGCATTGGCGTATATGTCGCGCGGGAATACGAAATCAGCTTGTGGCGTTAAGGTTACGTCAAGAACGTATGACTTGATCGCTAGAAAAGACGCGGCGTGGCGGTCTGAGTATTATACTCAAAACAACCCATTTAAGGGCAAGAAGCACTCGCAAGAGGCGCTTGCAATGATGCGAGGCTCAAGGCCGTCCGTTTCTGGGGAAAACAACCCAAGGTACGGCAAGAAGAACAGCGAAGTCGGGGCCGTGATATCCTTTGTGCAGACTTACAGGCCGCGCGCCGTTGCTGTTGACCTGACGCTGCGAAACCAAATTGACCGCGACCTTGTTGACCCTAGCAAGGAATTAAAGGCGCTGAACACAAAATACCGTAAAAGGGTTTCTGGGATGGCCGGCGCGTACGACACGCGCGGACGCAAAAACCCTAACTTTGGCAACGGCGCTAAGATAGCAGGTGACAAGAACCCCATGTTTGGCAAGTCTCAATCGGATGAGACAAAAGCAAAGATATCGGAAAAAGCAAAGCGCCAAGCGCAATGCCCTAATTGCGGAAAATTAGGTAGTGTCTCAAACATGAAACGGTGGCATTTTGACAACTGCAAGCACCAGAACAATAGCCCTGCTGCCACACCAGTTTGACCTGATCGAGGACACCACAACGCGCATCCTTGGGCTTGTGAGCGGCTACGGAGGCGGAAAGACATACGCAGTTGCCCGCAAGGCGTGCACCTTGGCGTTATTGAACCCTGGGTCTGACGGGATTATAACTGAGCCCAACTTTCCGTTATTGACGCAAATCCTGATTCCGGAAGTTGAAGCCGCGCTCGAAGAATTTGGTATCCCGTTTCACTTCAATAAGTCAGAGGTTATTTTCTACTGCACCGTTTCCGGCAAGCAGACACGCATCATCTGCAAGAGCATGGAGCGTTACGACCGCTTAATCGGCGTAAACGCCGCGTGGGTGATCTTGGACGAATTTGACACGGCCAAGGCAGCCCTTGCATATTCAGCATTCGAAAAGCTAATGGGCCGCTTGCGGGCTGGCAATGTTCGGCAAATGGTCATCGTATCAACGCCGGAAGGCTTTAAAGCGATGCACCGAATTTTTGTAAAAGACGCAGGCGAAGGCAGGCGTTTGCTAAGGGCTAGAACCCAAGACAACAAGCACTTGCCGCCTGATTTTATCCAATCGCTTTTGGACACCTACCCAGACGAACTAATTAGCGCATACTTGGATGGCGAATTTGTCAACTTAACATCGGGCAGCGTTTACACGTCATACGACCGCGAAGTAAACCGCAGCCGCGAGACGCTACGACCTGGCGAGCCTATCAAGCTGGGCATGGACTTTAACGTAGGCAACATGGCCGCGTGCGCTTACGTCCTGCGCGAAAACGATTGGCACTGCGTGGACGAAATCAAGGGCGGGCGAGACACCCCGGCGATGATTGACACGATCAAGGACCGCTGGGCAGGGCACCACGTTACGATATATCCCGACGCCAGCGGCGCTAACGCCAGCAGCAAGGGCGCATCAATCTCTGACATCGGGTTGTTACGCGGCGCAGGTTTTACAATCCGCGCCAAGCCGTCGAACCCCCGCGTTAAGGACCGGATC